CAACCCACTCTGCCTCGGTTCCTTCAAACCCGTGCCGGGTTGCGATTACATACGCGCTGAGGTAGTACCCCTCCCGCACGCACCCGCCGTCAGCCGGATGGAAAACCCGCGTATACCACTTAATGTACTCGCCAAGGAACTTGTTGTACATCTGCATGGTGTTGTTGTACTTGTCATACTCGCCGTTTGCAAAGTCCACCAGCGCACACAGATAAAGTGAATACAGCTTGTCGTGCGGCGGTTTTACGAGCAGCTCCGTGTACATATCCTTCTCCGGATCGTACTGGACGACATCGGCAAGCGCCAGCATCATCACCTCCGTCTGGATGTACCCTTCGACCTCGTTCAGCCACTGGACCTTCGTCGCGTCCTCAAACCGGTTCGGTTTGACATCGTCCACATACCGGAGGACGTTATAAATTTTTGCCATAATTTTCTCCAAACTAAGAGCCGGACGGCAGCCGGAACATCTGTCCATCCGCCGACCGGCTCTTCGGGTCGTCAAATTTTCTTATACTCAGCCTGCGATCAGCGTGTCGCCGCCGCTCACGCCGCCTGCCGCAAACGCTCTCCAGTCCGCAAATCCGGCGTTGAAACGCGCGTAGCCCTTCCAGATGTTCGCGTCATTGTCCGCGATTTCAGATCTTACCTCAAGGTTTACGCGGTCATACCACACTGCTCCGCCGTACTGCTCGTTGTATTCGGATGCACCGAGCATCCACGGAAGTTTACCTGCCGGGATAAACTGATTGAGATAGTTCCATACAATGACAGTCCATCTCCCGTAGTTGTAGTTGAATCCGTTGTTTGCAGTCGCGGGATCCTTGTCCGCGCCGATCGTTGCGAACACTTCCTTCTTCAGTTGGTAGTTGTTCGGAATGATGATCGTATCCGGAACGACATCCAGAATGTTCCCGTTGTCATCCGTGAAGTTCTGCATACGTTCTTCCATGGCCATCAGGGCATCGTTGGAAAATGTGTCCGCAAACATATTGGACTGTGCCGCCTTCTTGAGTTTCGACGGGTGATCCTTTGCAAAGAGAATCTTGCCGTCGGAGGTAAGCGTGCTGAATTCTTTGGTCGCAAATTTGATCTTAGAAAGACCGGACAGTGCGCCGCCGAACAGAGCAGCACCGTATCTCTCACGGGTACGGTAATAGCCGGCGGTAAACGCCTTCGGCTGATTGCGGATATCGAGAATTTTGTTGTCTTCGATCATTTCGCGGGAGATCGTGAAGCTGTCCTTCCAGGTCATGTGTTCAAACAGCTTGTCATATCCTTCCTGCATGTGGTCGTGCGGATAGTCACCGTTCTCGCCGACTGCCTGAAAGCCATCCATCGAAGTCATGCCGGTATGCTTTTCAGCCCAGTTTTTCGAGGTTTCCATGTTAAACAGTTCCTTGACAACGGATTTCTGTTCGAACGATTCCCCTCTCTTCTCGATGAACATACGGATCGGAGCCTGACTCTTACCGTAAATGGAATCCTGAAGGCCGGAGCCTTCGGTAAATGTAATGCCTGCCATATCGTTTTACACCTCCTTATGCGAATCTCACACGGACCTTGGAGCCGGACGCCGTGCCGTCCATTTCCACAACTTCGGCAACGCCGTCGGTCGTGGTCGCGGTCACCTGCTGACCGTCGGTGTGAAGGGTCACCTTCTGGCCGGGCTTCACAGCCGTGGCAGCCGCGCTGAAGGTGGTCTCAAACCGGGTGTCCGGGAGCACACGAACAACCGGAATCATCTCGCCGGACGTGCACGCGGTCTCCCTCTCCGTCATAGACATATACGTCGGCTTGGTCGTACCGGAGGCGACCGCCAGAAGACCGTTCGTCTGCGTGAGCATCATGCCGACCTTCGGCGTGATCGCGCCTGCGGGAATGTATTCGATCGCGGCATCGCGTCTGCCGTCGATCGCATGAATCAGAAACGCCATAAAGGCACCTCCTTACTTTTTCTGTTTGTATTTGTTGTAATGTGCCTGAATCTCGGCATCCGTGATGCCGGGCATCATGGCGCGGTATTCCTCGGCAATATCTCTCGGAACCGTTACAGCTCCGGCTCCTCTGGTCGTGGTACGGTCGAGGTGGTTCTTGCTGTTGGCGGCGTTCAGTGCCGCCTGACGGGTAGCAGCCGTCCGGTCCGCAGTGATCTTGTCTGCGTTCACAAGCCGGTACGCGTCAACGAGGGAAAGACGGTTCTCTTTCACCAGCTTATAGAACCGGTCGTAGTTCTCCATCTTCTTCAGATCGTCGACACCCTTGATTTCCGGATCCAGCGCGGTGATCTCGGCCATCTGCGACTCCAGCTTGACTCGCGCCTCGTTCGCCATGACCTTTTTCGCCGCGTCGTCGGCAGCGGATTTCTGTTCCCGCGCTGCCTTGACTTCCGGAAGATCCGCCACATACTGCTGATACTGCTCCTCCGTCATGTTGCCGGCAGCCATCAGACGCCGCTTGGCATCCTCCTGACGTCCCGCCTGGAACGTCTTCAGGTCTGCCACCGTCTTGATCGGCTGCTTCGTGTAGGGGTTCGTCAGCCCGAGCGTACCGAGCGTCGCCTCGATCTGACGTGTGGTTTCGGCAGCGGACTCTTCCCGTGCCTTGAGCACGGCGGCATCACGTTCCGCTTCTGCCTTGCGGCGCGCTGCCGCATACCTGGAATTAACCTCCGGAGACTGCACACCGCCTTTCGCGGCATCCTCTCCGTCACCTACGGCAGGATCGGCGGCGTCCTGCTCTTTTCCGCCCTGTGCAATGTTCTCTTCTGCGGGATCGCTTCCCTGCGCAGAGTCTGCAGCATCCGCGCCGGTGTCCGTATCCAGCTCGAACAGTGCACCGTAATCCGTTTCTCCCATATGATACCTCCTGTGGATTTTTACGCTTTTCCTGCGAAAATAAAGATATGACGGTGAACGAATCGTTCACCGTTGGATTTTTGCGCTTTTCCTGCGGATACGCTATAAGGTTGATATAACAACGCTATAGCGTGCAAAGGGGATGAGGCGGCATTACTTCTTGCCGCCCTTGACTCTCAGGTCACCGCCGGTCTTCACGCTGCCCTTGCCGCCCTTGCCGCGGTCAGAGAACGGAGCCTTGACAACCTGCACGCCGGAATTCTTGATGGAACCCGCGTAACCGTTCTTTGCCATACACCTCACCTCCTTTCAAAGTGGTTTCAAACCTCTTTCAAACCGTATAATCCTCGATTACGGTGATCCCGTATTCGATTGCACACTGGTTTTCGATTCTGCATCCACGGGCGTTTTCCCAGCCCTTTGCAAAATAAGCAACATCCGCAGCAGAAAGCAGTTCCAGAGACTTTCCGAGGAACCACAGCGGCTTGGCTTCGTGCGGCGCGTTCTCAAAAAACGAATCAATCACTTCGACCGGTTCGCCGATGTTGCGTTCCGCGCTCTTGATCGCCTTTTCTCTGACTGCAAGAATCTCTTCGTTCGTCTTACCTCTCATCGGCTGCGAAATAAACAATTTTTTCATAGAACTTTCAAACTCCTTTGAAACTTATTTCAAACTCTTTCAAGACTCTTCTAAGACTCATTTCAAACCGTTTTTGATTCTATCAAAGTCTCAGCTCAGCATTGGCATCCCGTGCCGCCGCCTGTCTTGCTTCCTCGGCCACCGTCGCAAGGATCCTCTGATCGTTCGCGTGCGCACGCTCCGCCGCCTGACCGGCAGCCGCGTCATGGGCAGCCTGTGCCTTTGCCTGGGATTCGATCTGCGCCGCCTGCGCCTGAAGCTGTGCCTGCTGCAGCTGCATCTGTGCCTGCTCCGCCGCGATCCGCTTCTGCAGCTGTTCTTCCAGATACTTTCTCGTCTGGCTCGCGTCCGGATAATGCAGTGCCTCCATCTTCCGCCAGAACAGGATCAGCGTCTCAAGCGCAGCCGGATCGCCGAACGCACCCGACTGCAGATTCAGCCTCGTTTCCTGCCACATCGCTTCTCTGTTCGTCGCCAGCGGAGCGGACGTGTCGCAGGAGAAGAGAAACTGATCGTTCCAGTACCATTCACCGGCAGCATCCTGCTCGAGAAAATCGTACCGGTTGAACTCCTCGTAGACCACATTGCCGTGCAGATCCTCTGCGCGGACCGGCATCGGCTCGTCCGTGTAGGCAAGCCGGAATTTAAACATCGCCTCAAATAATCTCGCGTACGCCGCGTTGCGCATAGTGCGTTTCGATTCAAGCCTGCCTGCGGACTGAGCCGCGGCGAATTCTTTTGCCTTGCCGGAGGTCGCCGTGGAGTCTGTGCGCCCCTGATAGCTGTCCGTGATCCCGATCAGCTGGCGCGATTCCTCGTAGATCTGCTGCAGATATGCGCTGTCCTGCGCGATGTTCCCCTCAAGGTCAAACGAATCAATCATCGCCTTGTCGGCGGGATTCTCCAACCGGATCACCTTGCCGATGACCGGCAACTCTTCCACCGACGCGTCGTTCGGCAGCGTCGTGTAGCTGCCGTTGGTCAGCAGCTTGTCGATGATCAGCCTGTGCAGCCGGTTCGTCGTGTTCTGGTGATCCTTGATATCATCCACGTCCGAACCGCCGAGGAATTTTCCGAACACCGACACATTCTTCTGCAGAATGATCGGGTAGATGTCCGGTTTATAATACGGAATCCGCGTCGGTACGTTCTGCACCGACGGGACCGGAAGCCCTTCTTCGTCGATCTCCTCGCCCGCAAACTGCTGCATCTGCACGCCGGGGATCGGTTCGCCGTAGGTACGCGGGATCTCGTGCCAGATCTCTTCGTAGTCCTCCGGACCTTCTGTGAATTTCTCACTGCCGCACGCCGGACAGATCTTCTTCCCGTCCTGCACGGCAGACGGAGCACCGCACGCCTTGCACCGTTCCAAACGGCGCGCCTGGTAGTCGTCGATGTCCTCCAGTTCGATATCGTTCACCCAGGAATATAGCCCGATGCCGCCGTTGTCGTTCCGGTAATATGCAATGCACTGCGTCACCATACTGTCGGACGCAGCCTCGTACATCCCCTTCACGTCGGGATCGCTCTCGCTCTCGTCCTCCACAACAACGTCATACTTCTTCCGGATATATTCTTTCGTCTGCGGCATCTTCAGGAAGATGTAATCCATGTCCTCGATGCCGGTGAAGATCCCGTCCTGCGGTATAATCTGTTTCGGATGCACTGTCGATACAACCAGCTCGCCGACCAAATAATGCGTCCGCTGCGAGTTGTCCCACTCGGTCAGGAACCCCGCGCCGCCCTGGATCGGTACCGTGCGCGAGTTCATGTCGTTCATTTCCTCGAACTGCATCCGGTCAAGCTCGTTCCGCAGCATATCTTCAATCAGCTTCGCAAGCGGCTGATCCTCTTTTCTTCTCGCGGTCACCTTCGGCTGCGGGATCGTCGAGTCCACCTGCGATTCGATCAGCTCCTTTATGATGTTGCGGAGATGCGGCGTCTGCTTCGCCTTGTCGTCGTGCAGCAGCTTCTCGATCTCATGCACGCCGCTGTACAGCGCCTCGCGTTCGTCCATTTTTTCAAGTTCATCCTTGTACGCCGTCTCTGCCGCTCCGAGCCGATCCTGCCACATCTCAAGCCGCGCACTGCGCTTTTTCTCTGCCATCTATGTTCACCTCTGGGGTTTGCCCCACTTTGCAATCAGATACTTCCGTTCTTCCGCTCCGGCCTTCCGGTAGTCTTCCCACATGGAATCCGTCCACTTTACGGTCGCCTCCGGTTCCGCTTCCGCGAGATAATCCTGCTGCGGTCGGATATAATGCGCGATCGCCAGCGCCATGACGCAGTCGTCGTGCGCACCTTCCTCCGCTTCCGCACGGAAATCCTCGTTCCGTACAAACGTCAGCATCTCCTCCAGCGTGTCTATATCGTTCACAATTCCGATGTCGTCCCGCACTGCCTTGATCAGACCCGCGATGATCACCGGACGAGTCTTCGTGTCCGTCCGGAAACCGAACGACCGCACCACATTGTGCGTGTAGTCGTCGATCTTCTCGCGGACGTACTGCTTCGGATAATGCAGGCGTTCCAGTTCCATGATCGGATACGTCGACAGGTTCGCTTCCACGCCGATCAGAGCGACGTTGTAGTACATGCCGAGGCAGTA